TCCAGTCTCCCATCACCGGCCCTCTGTCTTCCCTAGGAAGTTTTTAGTACGGTGAATCGGATTTGGATTCTTGTTCTCCGTGTTTAGCTTGCACAGCTCCTTTGGCTACATTCGCACCAAAGTCTTTTGCTGTATTATAAACACCGGCATCAGAAACAGGACCAACTCTTGCTACATCCCAACCAAACCATGTGCCCTTGTCGTTAGACTGCTGCACAGTTTTTAGTTTATAAATGTGGCTATATGTTGGCGGAGTAAACATTCCATTTTTACCCTGCATCTTAAGACCCATCATCATTGAGTTCCATTTTCTGCTAACTTTTAATTGTGTAGCTTTCATGGATATCAATGCTGTTGTTGGGCTTTTACCTAGAACAACTACAAAGTGACTCGCTGTGTTTTCAAGATAATTACCATTTGCTAACCTATCTTTATTGAACTTGTCTCTTGTAGTTTTTGGCAAGTCATCACCAGCTTCATATATTTTTACTGGTGCTCCTTGACTCTCACCTCTGTCTTGCCATTCGATATACTGTCTTTTGTAGTGTACCGGTATGACATCTATCCCCTTTTCGCCATTATAAATTTCGTTTGTCACTGTATTTATAATCATGCCAGGTTCTGCCCCCTCGACATATTTAGCGTCCCTTTTATTACATTCAGGGGACAGTTGGCCAAGAACTTTTAAGAACGGTAACGCAAGATCTTCTTGCGTCATATTCAAACCTTGGCCTGCGTCAGCTTCAAAGTTTACTGTCGCTAGTTCGCCGCTCGTTTTTTTTGCTACTTCGCTCATGTTTATTGTTTCCTTTTTATTGTTGTTTTGTTTCCAACATATATGTTGAAAAGTTCCGTTGGCATTTCTTTACCTGCCTCCATACGCTCACGGACTAACGCTTTTAGAGTCATAGGTTCGACCTTCAGCTTTTGCATCGGGTCTAAACCCTGACTCTTTGCAAGGTTGGCATAATCAGCCGCCTTGTTATCCTCGTTACGACCGAACGACACGGATATCTCATTTTTGATTATGTCGCCCAGGCCATTCTCACGAAGCCAGTTAAACGCCGCTTCTTTATTTGCTTGTGTAATAGTGGCGCTGTAATTTGTTTTTACTTCTACAGATGAACCATCTTGTAGTTTTAAAAAAGATAAACCCATTTCTGACAACATAGTTGGTATGACTTCACCTGATATATGTTCTAAATGTTTTTTCTTTTGTTTGATTTGTTCTTCATCCAGTTCTATTGCTTTTTGAACTGCTTGCATTTCTTTGATTTTATCTGCAAGTTTATTTATATTAGTTGTTTTGTCTATGACCTGCTCTTGGTCTTTCTCAAAATCAATCGTCATTCTTTGCTCCTGTTCCGTACAAATCAATCTCTATTGGGTAGTATCTTTTCTCTTGTCTATCCCACTTTAAGAGATTGTATCTGCCATTTGTTTGTTCTGATACCAAACTGCAGACAACACCTATTATAGCAGGATCTCCTGTTAATAACAAGTAGTCTGTTGGTTTGAAATCTTTTACTAAAGTTTTTAATTTAAAAATAAGTGGACCAGGAGAAAAAATCATTTGTGATCTTTCATCCAATAAAAATTTTAACTTACCATATTCTGCTGCACCCATGATATTAAATTTAGGACGGCCTTCTCTTGTGCCTGCAATCTCTTGCACAACATAAACAGTAGGTTTAGATATTTTTATATCTTTGTAATCCATACTTTCTTTTTCTTTCATGTTGACTTTATAATAAAATCCTATATACATGTCAATAGAAAGATGAAATATAAATTTAAATTAAAGCCATATGCGCATCAACTTACTGCGTTGGAAAAATCTTGGAATAGAGATACTTACGCATATTTTATGGAAATGGGAACTGGCAAAACAAAAGTTCTAATTGATAATCTTGCAATGCTTTACGATAAAGGTAAAGTAGATGGTGCATTAATTGTAGCACCAAAAGGTGTGATAGGGACTTGGTACAATCAGGAGTTGCCTGCACATTTACCAGACCATATAGAAAATGTGACCGTATTGTGGCAATCAAATATTAATAAAAAACAACAGGATAAGTTAGATCAACTGTTTAAAACAGGTCATGAACTCCACATACTTATAATGAATGTTGAAGCTTTTAGTACGCCAAAGGGTTTAAACTTTGCTGCTAAATTTTTAAGATCACACAAATCTTTAATGGCCATTGATGAATCTACTACGATAAAAAATCCAAAAGCAAAAAGAACAAAAAATATATTATCGTTAAGTGGTTTAACAAATTATAGAAGAGTGATGACAGGTTCACCTGTAACTAAAAACCCACTAGATTTATACACACAATGTCAGTTTTTAGATATTCACCACCTAGGTCATGACTCTTACTATTCGTTTAGAAATAGGTATGCTTTGATGAAGAGTGCTAATATATCTGGTCGTTCAATTAATTTAGTTATTGGATATCAAAACTTATCTGAATTATCAGACAAGTTAAAACCATTTTCATACAGGGTATTAAAAGAAGATTGTTTAGATTTACCGGATAAGATTTACATGAAGAGGGAAATACAACTTACACCTGAACAACAAAAACTTTACAAACAAATGAGAAAAGAGGCCTTGGCTACATTAAATGGTAAGACAGTTACAACGATGACAGCTCTTACACAACTTATGCGACTACATCAAATAACATGTGGTCACTTCTCTGCAGATGATGGTACAATACAAGAGGTTAAAAATAACAGACTAGCAGAACTATTAGATGTATTGGAAGAAGTAGAAGGTAAAGCTATCATCTGGGCACATTATCAACACGATGTTAGAAACATATTTAAAATATTAGAGGAGAAGTTTGGTCCGGGTTCCGTGGTTCATTACTACGGCAAGACGCTACCTGAACAAAGGGACTATGCAATCAAGAACTTTAAGAACAATGACAAGGTAAGATTCTTTGTAGGCACACCACAAACAGGTGGTTATGGTATTACACTAACTGAAGCAAACACTGTTATTTATTATTCTAATGGATATGATCTAGAAAAAAGAATGCAATCAGAAGACAGAGCACATAGAATAGGACAAAAGAAA